TGTTAATCTGGTTCTTATTTTTATATTATCGCAAAGCAACTCATCAGCGGTCATACACAACGCCTTTAGTCTGTATCGCCTCATTACGGCCAAGCGGTTACATTCACCAACGAATCCATTACTTTTTAGTCCGTCAAATCCATCCTTGCTGAGGGATTTATAACTTTCTGTGTAAAGCGTGTTCGGGGGAGCAGAGACAAGCCCATGCATACTGACAGATAGCACTCTAGTAACTAAATATATTGCGCATGCAGACCAGTACAGGGTGAAAACTATTAGTCCTGCACTTAAAAAATCTATATTCGGCCTTTGCGTTAACAGTAAAAAAGAAGAACCAACACCTACAATTAGAATACTTAACAGCTTGTATCCGTTTTCTTTATTAACGGTGTTTGACTGGTAGATATCCTTTATACACTCTTCGCCCTGCGCCTCTAGAAAACCGAGCAGGTCATCATCAGCATCCAGAAAATAATCATCAGGTAGATTCTTCATTTAATCCCCTCTCTTACGCTGCTTTATAGCAGTTGGATTTGCCAACCTGGGCATCCATGCGAATACAGACTTATTTTCTTTTGGATGATTTTACATAAGGGATTATCACACATGTAAAAAAGCCCCGCGATATGCGAGGCCTTAATTGTTTCGAGTGAGGCTTGTATGTAAGTACCCCACTATTTAGAGAATTTACGCCAAGTTCGGACAAAATGCAAGTTAATAATTAAACTTTGTCGCTAATAGTCATAATCATGCCGCTATCGTGTTATTCGCTGAAACTCATCTTCAGCATAACTCTCTTCAATGTCGCATTTAGCCACCAGCGACTCATAGAATGGTTTCCAGTTACGCCGCCATGTCCTTTCATTGAGTTCAGGAAGCAGCGCTGTAATCGCTTTGTAAGCCGTTGTTGAGGGTGTCCGTTTGTATCCAATTCCTGAGCAGCGTTCACACTCTTTCTCAACTGGCACGCCAAGCCGTTTGGATTTCTCAAGGTCACGCACTTTACCGGTACCATTACAGCGGCAGCGAATAGAAATAGCACCCTTACCGTTACAGGATTGGCACAACTCCCGCACTTGTTCAGTTTTAATGGTCGGGGATATCTTTTCTTCGCCATCTGCACCGATGTAACCAGGGTAAGTAACAACATCCCGAGTGACAGTGATAAATCGACGCCCACCGCAACATTTGCATGAGATAGTTGCCGCTGCTGAACTGCTGTATTCCTCGTAGGCAAATTTAGCCAGAATGACCATGCATTGAGCCATTCGGCGGCCCGACGCTTTGCCGACATGTTTCGGGGCGTTCTTCATTGCAAATTGGGTGAGCTGTTCAACAGTTCTAACCCGGTCTTCTTTGCTGATACCGACCTTACCAAAATATGCCGCCATGCCGAAACCGGCCCGAGCCTCAACCATTCCCATTGCGGCAGCCAGATCCGGCCCCTTGAGCGAGTCGGAAGAGGTAGCGCGGGGTGAATCCGTAATCATCTGGCTCTTGGCGCTGAACTGTTTCATTGCTGATTCTAATTTCACTATGCTGCCCTCTTCTTTAAATTTTGTGCATACCTGAATACTTGCGGGTCTTTTGCTCCGGTTGCTGCTGGCTGCGTCGTGCTGCTTCTTCCTGGTCAATTGGCATAAAATGCCCGTAACGGAATTGACGGTAAATTGTCCCCTGTGGCCCGTTGCGGTTTTTGGTCAGGTTAATTTCGGCAATACCTTTGGCGAGGCTGTTCTCGTCATAAAGTTCGTCGCGATACAACATCATGATCAAATCAGCGTCGGCCTCAATGCTGCCTGAGTCTTTCAAGTCGGCATTCACAGGGCGCTTGTTCATACGCTGCTCTACGCCTCGGGATAACTGGCTTAATGCTATTACGGGGGTTTTATTGCGCTTGGCTAACGCTTTAAGCCCACTGGAAACTTCACCCACGGCGATATCATGGCGCTGGCGCTCGTTAACGGATATCAGCCCAAGGTAATCAACAAAAACAGCGGCCAATTCAGGGTGCTTACGCTTGTGGGCTATTGCTGATTGTTTAATTTGCTCAACCGTTAACTCGCTGGCGTCAATAATCCAAATAGGCCGATTGACCATGCGACCAATTCCGGCTGATATTCTGGCCCAGTCCTCATCTTCCAATTGTGCTGGTGATTTGAGTTTGGAAGTGGATAAGCCACCAGCACCGGCAACTTGCCGTTCCGCTATCTGGATGCCGGACATTTCCATACTGAATAGCAGTACACCGCCGCCCAGCTCGGTAATTTTATCAATCAGGTTAAGCGCAAACTCTGTCTTGCCTACCGATGGCCGTGCCGCTATCAGCACCAAATCCGTCAGATCAAAGCCACCGGTTAAAGCGTCTAACTCATCAATACCCGTCAGCAATGTTCGCCCTTCCCCTACACCTGCCATTCTCTCTTCTAACCGGGTTTCCACCCCCGCCAGCAGATCATTAATATGAACGGCCACCAGTTCACCCGAGTTCAGTTCCATGTGTTGGAGGCTGTCGCGTAACTCAGCAATCGCGGTCATGGACTCATCGCCAGTGCGAGCGCTATCCAAAGCTGTAATGGCGTCAGCGACCACACCCTCTGCACTGCGAATGAAATGATTCTTCACCACCAGCGAAGCGTACTGCTCCAGATTGGCGATCGCCCATGAGAGTTTTACCGATGCGGACATGATCGCCTGATACTCACCGCCCAAGGCTTCACCCACCAGCACTGGATCAATCACATTCTTGCTCAATGCCTGCCGCATGATTTCACGATAGATATCGCGATATTGCCGAGTACCGAAAGCCTCAACGGGCAATGTAGAAAACACGTCGAACGTCTGGGGGTATGCATCCAAATTACGCAACAACAGCGCTCCAATCACCGCACCTTCAATTTCTTCGTGTGTCATACCGCGCCATCCTTGCGGAAACTGTCCCAGTTAAATACCAGCGTTGCCCCACCACCTTCGCTCATCCGGTCAACGATGCGCTCCCCGATAACGTCGGTAAGCTCACTAACGGTTAAGTTGCTTATCAGAATGGTTGGCCTGAAATTCTCATACCGTGTGTTGATGATTTCGAACAGGATCAGCTTCTCTGCTTCGCTGCCAAACTGAACACCGACCTCATCGATAATCAGCAAGTCCAAGGTGCTGTACAGGTGATAAATATCATCCTCTGTGTTTTCTGCGTCTTTCTGCCATGTGCGCTTGATGGCACGGGTGATGCGCATTACGGAGGTCAGTAAAACGCTATCCTGATGCTCGTTGATGATTTGTTTGGTCATGGCAACCGCCAGATGGTTCTTACCTGTCCCGCACGAACCACACAGCAACAGGCTGGTACCTGATTCTTTCACTTGCGGCCAGTGACTTACGTAGCTCTTGCAAACCTCAAGATTGCTAGCGGCTTTTTCATTGACGGGCCGATAGTTATCAAAATTACAATGCTCAAAGCGTGGGCTGATATGGGCCTCGGCGGTCAGTCGCTTGATCCGCATATCTTGGATTTGCCCGCCAACCTGATTAATTTCATCCGAAATACAGTCAGGGCAACGAGAGCGGCGCTCAACAACACGATCCGAAAACTGGCAGGTCAGGCCAATACTGGTGTAATTACCGTGTGTAGGACAATTTTGGGCTTCATCAAAACCTCGGGTGAAGTGGCGATCCTCAGTGGCAATAACGCCAGAGGAAAAACTCAGTTCTGCTTCAAGGTCGCGGGCTTTATTGTTCAGTTCCCGCATGGATTGCTCCCAGATAGTGGGCATGCCGTTGATCATTTGTTAAACCTCGCCATGAATGGGGCTGTAGTTGCACCGTAATCGCGATTGGCGAACCCGGCATGCGTGTTTTGCTTGTGGTTGCTGGCTAACTGTGGCGACATGGCTGACCATGTGTTTTCATACTCACAACCAGGGCCAAAAAAACGTGTAGCCTGCATGACATATGCGGTGTTGGTCTGGCATTTGGCTTGGCAGAACTTGGCGTAGCGCTCTACCCCTGCCAATAAAACCTCACTGGCTACCCCTTCTTTGATTCGGGCATTCCAGCACTTGAACGCAGCGGGTTTTGAATTGCTCCCCTCGCGTTTTGGGTAATTGGCCCACGCTGTTTCGAATTCTGCTGAATAATCGTTTTTAATTCGCTTAGCAGGGGCATCATCGCCAGATGGTGCAAGTGTGTTTGTATTCTCTGTAGTAGTCTCTGTAGTAATCTCTGTATGATCGAAATCGGCTTTCCCCGATCCGCGGCGAGGGGTTTCCCGTGTCCGCGAAGATGGTATTACCTCTTTCCCCAAATCGGTATTCCCTTCTTCCCGAAAGCGGGATTCCCTATTTCGGGAAATTACGTTGTTTTCGCTAACTATTTCATCAAGGCGATCACAATCAATACGGAAATAAACTTTGTGCTCAAGCCTCTTATGCGTTTCTATAAGAACCCCTCTAGAAACGAGTTGCTTGCGTGCTGTAGCCTGCTGTTCGAATGTCAGTCCCGTCTCCCCTTCGATTGCTTCGCGCGTCTTATGGACACCAATTTCCGAGCGAGTTTTGTCCTGCCAATAGAATATCTGGCTAAAGAAAATAACTGCGTGTGGGCTTCCCATTGACTTAACTAACCCAGGGTAATAGGCGACAGGATGACCGAAATCCAACATCAAATCAGAGGGGCGCATTTTCCACCTCCATGCTCTCGAAGTAGAAAGGGTGCTCATTAGAAATATTCAACAACGGAAATGCGCCGACACCGTTCAAGAAACCAAGCTGAGAAGCCGTGAAAATATCACACCCAGCTTTTCGTGCTGCCATAACCAAGCGGAAATCTTCAACAGAACGCGCCGCTTTGCTTCTGTTGCAGGTTTTGCAGCAAGCTAGTAGGTTTGATAACTCATTACCGCCGCCCTTGCTGCGCGGTACCATATGGTCAGTCGTGTACCCTTCGAAATCCAGAGCACAACCACAATATCCGCAACGCCCACCTGTTCTTTGGAAGACAGCTATTGCCTTCTGTGGTGACACTCTCATGCGTGATCACCCCCCGTCAGCTCGTCCAATTTAGCGACGTTAACCCAAAGCGCTGGCGTGTCGAATGCCATTCCATCACGCAAAATACCCTGCTTACGAAGAGCTACGCGAGCCGTGTGCTGATAATTAGGGGCCAGCCCGGTAATGCGCTCGATTAGCTCAACATTAAGTGGCATCCAGCCCTCAGGCACAGCCCACTCGCGATAATGGTAAAGCAGCGTGGAAAGATAAATGGCGCAATTGATACCGCCAAATGACACAAAATCACGGTTGTACATTGCGGTATTCGGAAGTAAGCGGCTCATGCGGCACCTGCCCAGCCAATAGCTTGGAATATCCCCATTTTCGGGTGATACCAACGTGTACCACGGGGTTCCGCTTCGGACATCATCTTGCGAAATGCTGCCATGAAATCAGCTTCCAAGACGATAGCCATCGGGCGTGGCTGTCCGTCAGGTGTCATGATGGTGATGGTGTCTGTGGGGATGCGGCACGCATTAACAAGATTCTTGCACTTGGGAACGGTCATGCCGGATTTGGTCTTAAGCAGTGAATAACCCGCCCAACCAACCGGAATCGAACCACGTTTGATTTTCTCGATGGTTTCGGTAACAGCTACCACACGATCTTCAACATGGTTCAGGCGGCGCTCTTGTTCGAGATTAGCCATTGCCATTGCCGCGATAAGTTCAACTTGTGATTTTGGGCGGCAACGTTCGTCTTCCAGCTCACGCCAGCGATCGACCAAACTTGCTGTGAACTCAGGGCAGAGTTGAGCTACCACGACAATGCTGTCACGCTTGCCCTGATCGCCTTCGAAGTTGTAATACTCTCTGGTGACTTTTAGCCCCAAGTTATTGATTTCTTCGAAATCCACCAGCGGTGGAAGCTGGATAACCCCTCTATCTGCTAGCCTTTCGATTGTGCGCTGAACACTGTCGATACGAGAACCCACCATTTCCGCAATCTCTTTATGGGTCATTGATGGTTTATTGCTAATCAGATTATTCATCGCTTATTCCTCTTCGCCTTGGGTGGAACGCCAATCATCAAAGGTCTGTTCGGCCTTTCTAGCCGCTTCGGGCGTCATCTGCTCGATACCAACAAAACGGAGGGTGATTATTTCTGGTCGTGTATTGCGAATTGCCATAGCACCGTTAACCGCTGCTGAAATCGGGCATACATCGCGGCCAGAGATAACTTTCTCAAAAGCTGTCTCACCGTCAGATAGCATGTATGTGATGCGGTACCCAGTCGGATGGGTGCTTGCAGTAAAATCGAAAGTTCTGATTGCACTATTCATCACTGCCTCCTGTTGTGGGTTAGTCTTGAGTTGTTTTATTTCTAGGCAATTGACTTGGAAATTTACGCAACTCTTCCGCCTCAATATCACCGTTGTCATGTAAAATAACGGTGATTTTTCTCTTATACTTCATCGCCTTATTTATGGCGCTCTGGCGGACTCCTAGCATATTTGCAGCATTCGCCTGTCCGTATTCATTTGCAAATGCTGATAGTGATAATCTCTTCATGCAAAATCCCTCAACTAAATCCATAAGCAAAGTATCACCGCCAGAGATTATTATGTCAACTCCAGCGGTGATTGATTTTTATTCCCTGCGGTGATAATGTTCTTGTATGAAAAAGAAATCACTTACAGAAGAGCAGATCGCTGATGCTCGCCGACTAAAGGCTATTTTCGAGGCGAAAAAGAAATCTCTTGGGCTTTCTCAGGAGAGTGTTGCTAACCAATTGAATTTTGGACAAAGCGCTGTTGCGTCATTACTTAATGGTGTCAATGCTCTTAACCCAAGCAATGCCGCCGCCCTTGCGAAAATATTAAAAGTATCCGTGGAAGAATTTAGCCCATCAATAGCAAAAGAAATTGCAGCCATGTACGAATCATTAAATATTGATAAGGGGCTTGTTCGGCGTCATGAGTATCCTCTTTTGACTGATGTTCAGGCAGGTTCATTTTCAGACGTGGGTACATACACGGAACGTGATGCAAAGGATTGGATTAGCACTACCAAAAAAGCTAGCGAGTCAGCGTTCTGGCTTGAAGTGTCTGGACACTCCATGACTGCTCCACCAGGAAGCAAGCCAAGCTTTCCCGAAGGAATGTTGATACTCGTCGATCCTGTTGAGGAAGTTAAACCTGGTGATTTCTGTGTTGCTGGTATTTATGGCGATACCGAGGTGACATTCAAGAAATTTGTTTGGGAGGATGGCAAGCCATGGCTGGAGCCTCTCAACCCCAACCCTCGCTACCAAAGCATTGAGTGTAACGATAACTGCCGGATCATTGGGAAGGTAGTTAAGGCCCAGTGGCCAGAAGAAACATTCGGTTAATCGATAATCCCTAAAATTAAAATCGACCCAGTCAGATAATTGGCTGGGTTTTTTCATTTAGTCAATATAACCCCCCTTCAAAAGAGCTTAGTAAATTTTAAACTTCATATTTATCAAACAATAACCGCTAAAGATAAAATAATATCACCGCTGGAGTTGACATGATAATCTCTGGCGGTGATACTTGTTTTACCAAAGCGACGGAGTGAATAAAATGAGCGGTAACCAAACGCAAAATATAATAAGTTCAGGTGAAAGAATGGTGTTATCAACCCCTCTAACTGAATTTGATCCATACGAGATTTCTTTAATTTATAAAGATGGAAGTTTTTTATTAATCAAATTTAACAATGCGGAAAGCGTTACTCATAGTCAACTTGAAAGGCTTAATAAGTTTAATTCTGAAGCTGTCAGTAAAATTGAAGAAATACTAAAATGTAAGTTAGGGTAAAAACCTAGCCCCGCACCTAATAACGAGGTTGATATGAATAAGCTTAAAGGTCGGAGTCCAGCGTTAGCACGTATATATGACAACAGTAATAAATTGGATTCACAGCTAACTATTATTTCTCATTTATTATCAACGGGTGACGTTGAAACTGAAGAGCTTATTAGCGCCGCAAATATCGCTTGGGACATTAATCATCAAGTAAGTATCGATATTGCAGAAGCGGTTGAAGAAAGTAACGCTGAACAATTGAATCATTTACAGGCTAGCCCTTCTGTAGAGAAAGAAGACATTAAAGATGATTTTGGTGACATTGATTCAATGATGGCGGGAATGATGTATTTAGCTGCCTCCGACTTTTCACACGTTGAATTAGAGCGTCTTCTTGGAGTTACCAGAAACTTAATCTCGGCGGTAGAAAAGAAAATCACTCCACTTCTGGCGGATTAAATCATGAGTGCTTTATTAAGCAAAGTTGAAAAGGCCAAAGTAATGGCGTATCAGGGTGAGGTTTTATTAAGGGCTTCATTTGATGGTGATAGCGAAGAAGATGAACGCGAACTATCAAACTTAGCCTTTAGTAAATTAATTGAGATTCGGAAATATCTTTAAGATTTAATGGTTGAAATTAAATCAGAGGCTAAATCATGAATAACTTATCTAATTGTGTTAGTTCGGTTCTGGTACCGCGCCAACGAAACCAGAACCTAGCCTTAAATACCTGCGATGGTCTTAATAAGGTTGAAACGGATTCTATCTTAACGGTATTCATCTTTGCAACCATTAAGCGCTCTGACGTTAAAGCCAAGCCGGTAATGATGCGTGTAACTGCCAGAAGCTATAAAGAAGCTCGGCAACAATTGATAGGCGATTACGTTATTTCTTTTGCTGGTCGCATTCCAGGTCAGGAGAGGATGGCATGAGCAAGAAACAAATTACTCTGGATGATGTTATGTGCCGCATCCAGCAAGCTCAAACAGTATTATCTTTTTGGCGTGAAACTATGACCACTGATGATGGCAGTTACCCTGACATTGTTGACGCTGTGCTCACCATTCTTGACGGGTTGCCTGATGCTGTAGCCATTGAAATGGATAAACCTAGTGGGGTTAATCATGCATAAAGAGGCAATGGTTAGAATCGATCCTGATTATACCGGTCGGATAGTTCTCACTATCGAGAACGGGAAAATAAAGGGTGAGCAACGTCTTGATGATTCCGTATTCATCGCAACACTGGCGGCGTTTCTTGAGTTAGCAAAAATGGCTGGATATTCATTGAGTATCGCAACAGTTCAGGAGTTGTCACATGGATAAATTAGACAACATAGATCTAGTCGATGCCCTTAATAATATTTCAAATCACTTAGAAACGACAATGCGACTAAGCCTTGATCCGGGCGCTGGTGTTGAATTAGCAGACTGTATTATTAATTACTGTGCTAATTATGCGAAAAGAACTGCTGAGTTAGCTGAGAAATCCTTGAGAGGTGGGAAATGAAACAATTGGACTCTTCAGGAATGGTGCTGGAAGCAAACGGTGAGATTGATTCTGTTATTTCGGCTTTAAGTGCTGCGTATGAAATACTGAATCATAAAGATAACGTCGCTCATGAAGTTGGCATATTACACATCAGCATTAACCAGCTTGAAGCAACACTAAAGAAATTAAATACAGTAGGTATGAACATATGAAAATTGAAAAAGTTGACCCAGCCAGATTCGAAGAGTGGGAATTCGATTTAATTGATGATGGTGGTATCGAGGTTGCATTCCAATTAAGACCGGAACCTGTTTATTTCGTTATGCGTCATGGTCGCCATAAGAAATGCTTTAGCCGTGAAACGGCGATTAATCGCCTCGCTCACTTCATGACTGAAAAAGTATTTAAACGGGCGGGTGTTAGTTCTCGGGTTGGCGAAAAACACACACAAGTGGATGGTTGTATTCACTGGGAAAGAGGTGAGCCATCACCAAGATATATAACCTCCCATAATCGCTGTATGCGCCGCATTCGTCGCCTGTTAGCCAAGCAACGCGAAATGCTTAAATGGCAGAAGAAATATGAGAAGTGGTCAAGCCAGCATATTGAGCTGATGAAAACCAAACCTTATTAACTTAATTCGTCGCTAAACAAAATATTAACTATGGCCTTCGGGTTAGGACTCCCCATACCTAAAGGCCGAAAAATAGGGTAATTCGAATATGAGCAATTTTGAATTAATTGGCAGATATCGCAACCGCCTGGTAGCCGCAAAGCTGGATTCATTGCAACGAAATACCGGCAGCACCTGCGTAATTAAAAAATCATCCAAGGGGAAAATCATCTCAGTTCAATTGACCGCGGAGGTATTAACCCGCGCACTGGAGCAATTCGAGTTGGTGGCGATTGAGGGGCAAGGGAAAGCCACAGCTAATGCAAACGTTCTGGCCCTCTATCAATCCTGCTTAAAGAAAATGGGCGGTATGTCCTCTATGGGGCATGCATTCATGGATGACCTGATAGAAGAGTCGATTGGCGCATCAGATGATCCATCCGCCAGTGCAGGTCAGGTGGTGACATGAACAATTACGCCCAAAAAGCCGACCTAGCAATCGAGCTTGAAGCTAAAGGGCTATACCGCCGCGCGGCATGTGTTTGGCGTGATGCCTTACCGCTGGCCCCATCAATAGAGCTGCAAGGCATATGCGCCAGCAATGCCCAACGCTGTTCTGACCAGGGTAAATACAAAGGGAAGCCGGAACTATGACTTTATCAGGAAACCGCATCCCGCTTCGGATCTACATCGCGGCCACTCAGATTTTAAACCGGTACCGCCGTGGAGCCGTTCGCCCTCGCCGCACATATCAGCATGGCTATCTGTCTTTACGCATTACCCACCGCTGGCGGTTGTTATCGAAAGACGGCGGGCAGCACTGGGAGGCCATGAGCCACCAGCGATACAACAAAGAATTGGGGATTTAATAATGAACGCTGAACTGAATCCAGAATCGACGCCTAACGGCATTAAAACGGGGAACCGTGTCATTGGGTATTCCGCTGCAATCCGTCAGCTTGATAGTGGGTATTACGACAAAAAAATCTCTGAAGGTCTGAGGACTTTAGCCTGCATTCAAGACGCGAAAGTTAACGGCTGGCTGAGGTTGAGCATTGAAAAGGAAGTCATTATTTGGCGGTGGCTCGTCGTGACCGTGTTCATCAATGAAGAGCGAGAAAAAAACGGCACGGCTGAAATCCTGAACGATGAAGGCGGATCTGACCTTGCCGTTATCTACATCGGAAAGAATGGAGGCATAAGCATTTACCCAAGCCCCCTGCGCTTCTCCTTGGCAAATCACGTTGAGGGATGCGCTATCGAGAAATATGGCACTGAAGCTGGTATGGCTCTGGCTCTAAGGATGTATCAGGACATGGTGGTGGTATGCCAGGAGCAAGGTTTTAAGTTATCGGCAATGGGCCGCGAAGGTCTGGAAATGCTGCACGATGAATTTATCGAGATGATCAAAACCGAAGGCATCCCAGATATGCCAGTGGTCCACTGAGGAATAGAGAATGAACAAAAAAGCTGAACTGGTAATCAATGGTGTACCCATGATGAGTAGTGAAGAGATTGCCACCCTGACAGGGAAAAACAAATCAGATGTGCATGTGGATATCTGGAATATCTTAAAGCAACTTTATGATATCGATAAAGATGATGGAAAAAACCATCATATTAAAAATCAAAGGGTTGTGATTATTAATGGCGTCATTATCAGCATTGATGGTCGTGGATATATCTCTGAGTTTCTGCTTGATCGCCGACATACTGAAATCTTAATTTCTGGTTATGACGTCAAGCGCCGCGCTGCAATAATTGATCGTTGGCACGCACTTGAAACAGGCGAAGCCCAGCCTCGCCTTGAATTGCCGCAACCTCAACAATCCTTCGCATCAATGAACGACAACATTCTTTCCCTGGCTCGCGTTGTGGCTGAGGCAACCGCATCGGCAACCATGAAAGCGGTGATCGATATTGTTGGTATTCAAAAGTATCAGCCAGTAGCCGAACCGATTGCAGCTATCGCACCACCAGCACCAGAGACATTGCAGATCAATCACCAAGCACCAGTTGGTGAACAACCTGAATATGCCCTTGTATCTGAGCTGTCATGGGTTAGCGGCCTATCTGATGCTGCATGCCGCCGACTGGCTACATTCGCCAGCTTACCAACCTGCATGACCAATGGCGATCGGGGCCATTTGCAGATCAATCGTGATTCGTTTATGGCGGCGGCTCAATCACTGCTCGATGAGTCCACACCACCCACCGGCAAACTTAAACGCTGGAAACATCCAGAATTCGGTGGCTTCACCTTGCGTCTGAAATCCGAAAGCCACACAGGGGAGACAAAATAATGTTTATTCCAACTGATATCCTTCGCGCCGCCCTGTTCTGTGTTGCTGGGGAGAAAGAAACCCGCGAATACCTGAAAGGGGTGTACATCACCCCAACCCATATCAAGGCTACTGATGGCCGTGCGCTGGTGATGATGGAGCATGGCTGTGAGGTCGGTAATGATATTGATGGCGTGTTTATCTTTGATGGTGACATTCCTGACGAAGCTGCGGATGCCGAATTAACTGCAATTATCGCTGACGGCAGCAACTGGTATGCAGTCCATTACGATGAAAACGAGAAGCCAATTTGTTCAAACATGCTGGAACTACTCGATTGCCAATATCCAGATTTCAGTAAGGTGCTGCCACCAGATCCAGGGCCGTGTGAAGAATTCCCCATGTTTACCCCTCAACTGCTGGCCTTGCCTCACCTGATGTTTGGTAGCGGCTTTGGCCCCGTAAAGTTCAAACCTTACGGAAAAGGGGCACCGTGTCAGTTGCTGCTCGATCCGGTCACCAATCACCTGTATGGGAATCCATTCTTGGTAATTATGCCCCTGCGTGATAACGCCTTTGAACTTTGTCAGGGGGTACTTGATGAAATTTAAATATGAAGACAAGGGCGTAGTGGCCAGTATCACAATCACCAGCACGATATTTGAGTTTCGTAAGCATAACCGTGTGGTTGATAAGGTGTTGCTTCTGGTAGATGTAAGCCCACACCGAACCGGCTCATTCTTCATGAAAACCGTGCTTTCCGGTCGCTCTACGGCGGTGCTCAGGGCTTATAAACTTGTTGTTCGGGAGGCTGCGCGATGAAGATTATCACTAAAAACTTCCGATTGAATGCGCTGGCTAACCAGTATTCAGCAGCAATTTATGACCATGTGAAGCAACAGAACGGCGGTGGTTTCTTCATGGTGGATGCTGGTGAGTTTCCCCTTCGGATTGAAATTGCAAGTGGAGTGTCAGGGGTTCGCGGTCTGGTTGATGCCTACTGCCTGGAAGCCTTAAAGCTGAATTACCCTCAATGGGAAAAACTGGCAATAGAGTTACTGAGTAAGTGCCTGAAAGAAAACAACTCTGTCACAGACGCAGGAATTGAAATTTGGGAAAGCATGGGCTCAGACATGGGTTCTACGGTGGCCGGAGGTGCGCAATGAACGATAGCATTTTCAAACTGGCGAGCATCATCAAATCAGCCGGTAGTGATCCAGGTGATATCACAACCGCTATCTGGGCCGCCCACTACCGGAAACCGGAGCGCAACGCTGATGAGATTACCGAGTTGTCACTCAGGATCATTTCTAATCACTGCATTGGATTAATTCGCTCAGACCTCTGGCCGGAAACATTAGATCAGGTGCTTCAGTTCGAACTTAACCAGGTGGTTGAGGAATATCACTGGGAGAACACTCAGCCAGCCAGCATTGCCAAAGCAGTATTGGCAGCCGGTTACCGCCTGAATGAAAGCATTGCAGCACAGGAAGCCACAGAAAGAGATATTGCGGTCGATGAAATGCACGCCATGTATGTCAATGCGCCTGATACCACCAGCGTTCGACAGTACCTTGAAATGCTATATGACGCCGGATATCGCAAGGGGGCTACCAATGGGTAAGCAAGCCGATATTCATGACACCGAAGTGCGGGCCACTGTGATTGTTGACGATGGGTGCGACTGGACTAAATACCTTAACTGGTTAGCCAAAGCAAAATACCGCATCCGAAACGGGATAAATGAAGCGCCACCAGCCAGGCCAAAGGTAGCACCGGTAAGTTTCAAGTCGATTAATCAGCCCCGTAAAAAGGGCTTTCGAGTGGTTCAGAAAGCGATAGGGGCGGTGTGACATGAGTAACTTAACTTTGAGGCAGCGGGAAGTTCTGGATTTGATTAAGGCATACATCCGCATGCATGGCATGGCCCCAACAATGACCGAAATTGCTGACGAAATGGGGTTTAAATCCCCAAATGCTGCCAGTGTCCATATTGCTGCACTGAAAAAGAAAGGGGCTATCAATGTAAGGCGTGGAGCCTCTCGCGGCATAACGCTCACTGACTCAACAAAAAAGGCGGAGATGGTACCGGTTAAGTTCCCTCCAATGATTGATATCACTGGTCTGGAGGGTGAACACCTGAACGCCGCGAACCATTTCAACGCTGCAATAGCCATGTGCTCTATAGCAATCCGAAAGGCGGGTTATCCGTCAGAGTGTTCACCAATGTTTTACCCTACAGATAAGCAAGGCGGCTAATTATGATCACATGTGAATTATTGACAATTGAACGGGTAGAAAAGGCTGTAGGGTATGACCGCACAACCATCTACCTGCGCATCAAAGAAGGGACATTCCCAAAACCAGTTAAAGACGGGCGCAACTCTCGTTGGCCGTCAACGGTGATTCAGGAATGGATTGATAACCTTATTGTGGAGAATCAGAAGCAATCAGGCCAGTAACCCACTGGCCCCACTCTTCCATTAACTGCCGTCTCTCTGGCATGTACTCGGCGTGATTGTATGCGGCTGACACACGGTTTTTTTCAACGTGTGCTAGCTGCCGCTCGATAACTTCATGCCGATATCCCATTTCATGCAACCTGGTTGAAGCTGTAGCACGGAAATCGTGAGTTGTTAACACCTTTCTACCATACCCCATATGCACAATAGCCCAGTTGAGAGTCGATGCCCCCATAAAGGTATCTAGTCTTGTGTTCGGAAAAAGCCAACGTCGTTTGCCTGTTAATTTTTTCAACTCGTTAAGTAGCGATAGCACTGGCTCAGACAAAGGCACCCGATGAACGCGGCCCATCTTCATTAGCTCCGCAGGGATAGTCCACTCGGCATTATCAAAATCGATGTGCGACCACTCAGCCGAACGTAATTCAACTTGTCGCACAAAAACCAGAGGCAATATTTTAAGGGCGATAATTGTCACATGGGTACCGGTGTAACTTTCCAATCGCAAATAATAATCACGCAATTCATCACCAGTCAGTGACCGAGAGTGCACAACTTTAGGGGTGATAATTGCTCCTTTAAGTGCCGCAGCCGGATCAGAATCAGCACGTAACGTGGCGACACCATAACAAAAAATAGCAGAACACCACTGGCGAGTTTTAACCGCAACAGAGATCGCACCGCGCCCCTCTAATTCCCTGATTATTTTTAATATATGAGAGGCGTTTATTTCTCGCATAGGCATGGCACCGATAGCAGGGAAAATATCATTATTCATAAAAGCTATTATTTGGTTTTTGGTATTGGCTGACCAGTTATCCCACTTTTTAGCCATCCACTCTCTAGCCACTATTTCGAATGTATTAGCGTTTTCAGCCTTCGCAATGTCACGTTCTGTTGCTTTTGCTTCCTTGGGAACAATGCCATTCTTTACCTGTTCTCGCGCCCACTCTCTTACCTTACGAGCATCAGCCAAAGATACCGCTGGATAACTGCCGATAGTATAGCGACCGTCTTTAGTGGGGGTGATCCAATATCGATAACGCCACGTTTTTACACCGGAAGGGCGCACATCCAAGTACAGGCCGTTACCATCCTGCAATTGATAGGCTTTTTCTTGAGGTTTAGCATTGCGAGCTTTGGTATCAGTTAACTTCAT